GCTCCCATAGGCTGACCCGTCTTGTACGTGACATGCTCTGGTCTTCGTGTCTTACTATCCCAGTTCTCGATAACAGAATTACCTAGAACAAAGGGACGGTCATTCAGTCTAACCCAAGCAGTCCCGAGATCGGGACGGATAAAGTTGCCTATTTCCTCGTAGAGATATGTTGGAAGTCGGTCAGAAGCTGAACTTAGATCGGCATACCCGTAAAACAGGTTGCCTTCTCTGTGCAACTTCTTACTGACCTTCGACACTTTGTCTTGATCAAATGTACAGTCTTCAGGAATTCTCCTTAGGACTGACATAAGATCTTGATGAAAATCTGCTAGGAGGCTTTGGGTGAAAGAGTCTACTATTGCGAAGACACGGGGTTTCAACTTCCCAGTCTCGTGGGTGAGAGAGATCTTACCGACGTGAAGTTGGCGATTTGAATCTACCAATTCCTCGTATGGCTCGAGTCTTTCCTCAATCCAATCCTCCACTTCCCCTCCGAAATACTTTTCAGAGAAATCTGTAAGTAGTTCAGTTAGGTCGTGTTGGATAATAGCAGCTCTGTCCCAAGGGAAAGCGAAGAAACTGACACCGTTAGGTGAAGACTTAAGAGAGATCTTAAGCCTCGGAACTTGATACGTGTTAATTGAATCAATTTCCTTAGTCTCCGATCCGATTGTTGGCTTTCTGATGAGGCCAAACAACTCGCGGTCGCTTCCCCCCAGGGTCTCTAAGGTTCCTTTCATAGAAACTTTAGATTCCCAGGTAGGAACGTCTGTGATGGATTTTAGGTTAGTTTTAGTTGGGACTGTCAGTAGACGGCGTGCCGAACATAAAGTTAGGCAGTACCGAATTGAGTGTACCTTGCCGGATAGGCAACTGCGCTTAAGCCGGTCACCTAGCCATTTTGGCCACCCGTCTGTGTCCTTTCCAAGACTTACCTTCTCGTGCACCAGAAGTGATGGTAAATCAAGAACAAGATGTTCAATTGATTCATGAGTACCCTTAAGATATCTTAAAGTATACTCGGTGCCTTTATGGGCCAGTAGATGTGAGATGTAGTTAAGGTGTTCCTGGATCATTTGGGCATCAACTTCTGGAAACAACAGTGGCAGGGTAGTGTTAAGCAGTGAGTTAAAACTAGAGAAATCTAGTTTTGGCGCATTGTTTATTTCTGCTTTGCGCGGTTTTTCCGGGAAATGTTTATTTTTTATCATAATCATAACTGGTTGCGAGCTTGGGGTACTGAAAGATCAGCTCACCGGGGAGCAACGTC